GCAAGAAAAACAAAAGGTATTTTAGTTAATTTATTGAAAATCAAAGCGTAGCATGAAACAATCGCCTATGGGTAATAAACCTCAGACTTTACCTGAACTTTTTAAATGTTTTTTACAGGAAATTTATAGGTGAGTAGTTACTTTGAATGTGATATTTATTAAAAGATGCTAAAATTTCCAAGAAAAGTATTTGTCTTTCAAATATCTTTTGTATATTTGCAGTCGGAAATAAGAAATGCTGAAATATCCTCCGCCAGTAGCTTAACTGAATAAAGCCCAGCATTCGCAGCTGAAGATATTGGTTTGAATCCAGTCTGGCGGTCAAAATTCGTTTAATTATGGCAGGTGGATTTAACTCTCCCAATATACTATTTTTGAATACTTACGACGCATTGGATCGTAGGTATATTGCAGAGATAATTCCTAAGCTCTCCAAAGAAGGTTACAATAGATATGTAGAGTTATATGCAGGCGGTTTCGCCATGCCCTTTGTTGTTGCTTCTCAAGGATTCAAGGCTAAGGATATTTTCTGTTATGATATATCGTTGTATTCTAATATCTTAGGATATACTTTTTCTGGTAAAGATGTTGCAGAACTGGAAGTAAAACGTGACGGTGAGCTTATTGAGCTTAACGGTTCGGATTACTGCGAGAATGCAGCAATTTTGTTGTATGAGCAGGCTTTAGCACGACTTGAAAAGGCAGAAAACATCTATTATTTCAAGTTATTGCTAAACGATTTACGTTCGAGAAAGGAAGGTCATATAGCAAGTTTGACAAAAAGGGTGAAGCGTATGGACGACCTGCTGCATGGGCTAAACTTTGAGAGATTGTATATCTGGGAGGCATTTGAGAAAGAACGTGAAAGCGAAAATACGTTTATGGTTTCCAATCCTCCAACATACAAGGGAGCGTATGAGAAATTCTTCGATACTGGAGGAAAGATTACTTGGATTGGTGATGATTTTGAGTATGAAATTTGGGATGGCTCAATTCATTGTAAGCAGCTTATGGAAAAAGCAGCTGATGCCAAACCTTTGTTTTTCTTGCTCCAGCAGGCGAATAAGGGTAAGGCAGCTACAGAGCACCCTGTTTCGTCACGGTATCTGTCATTGACACAAAATGTTTATTATAATTCCAATAGACCAGAAGAAGTACAGAGGATAAACGGATTGAAGGGCGCCACACTGAATGAAACAGTGAGGTTAAAATCCAAATATCCGATAATGCCGTCAGACTACAAGATAACAAGAGAGTCAAAGGTGTGCGTGTTTGTAGAAAAAACGCAGGTAGCCGAATATTACAGAAGAATATGGTTACACAGAATCAATGGCAAAGGAGTGTCATTCAATCTCTGTGTTGTCGTAGATGGATATTTGATGGGATTCATTGGATTAGATTTCAATCCGCTTGTCAGGTCGTATCAAGATACCAAAGACTTCTTCATCTTATCCTATGCAGTTCCAGCTCCAAACTATACGATGCGAAACGCCAGGCTTCTTGTTCATATTGCCAAAAGTAAGGCAATTATAAACCGATGTCTAATTGCTTCACAATATAAGCAATACACATTTTATCTTGTGCAGGCAAACCGTATCTGTACTGTAGAATATTCCAGATACCATGAGGTTAAGGGATTGCGTGGATTAATGAAGATTGAGAGTAAGAAGAAAGTGAATGATGGATTAAACGCTTTGTCTTACTACGGACAATTAAACGACAAAAACGAGCAAGAAATATTGAATGATTTTTTAACTGTAGAAGAAAGGTACGCAAATGGAAAAAAATAAGAAAATAGCAGACCTTGAACTCGGAATAGAGATTTGGAGTCTTGTTATATCCAACCTCAAAGAGCAGGATATAAACGCACAGGTGATGGACGACAGAAAGATGAAGATTCTCACATCTAACATCAAGACACGCGGAACATTGGAAAGTCTGCCATACGTTCATAAATCAGGAGACCAATTTTCGATAGTAAGCGGTCATCACAGAGTTAGGGCAGCAAATGCAGCCGGACTTAAAACTATATACTGCCTTGTAGATACAACAGAGCTAACGAAGTCACAGATTGTTTCCAAGCAGATTGCGCATAACGAGTTGGTAGGAACTGCCGATTCTGAGATTCTTGGAGAACTTGTAAAGCAGATGCGTGAAGTTGATGATATGATTGCTTCCGGATTGCCAGAAAAGTTCTTCAATCAGATTGCAAAGGAAAGTCCTGTTATGGATTTGCCACAGTTGGATTTCGAATGGCGTACTCTCCAGCTTGTGTTCCTGCCAGACCAAATGAAGGAGTTTGAGACTTTGGTTAAAGCTATAGACAGCAAAGCCGAATTTGTTGGTGTTGCAGATGTTAAACTATATGATGAGTTCAGCAAGGCTGTAGTGCAGTTTGGTAAGACGAAAAACATCAAGTCTATTGGTGCCAGCATACAGTTCTTGACAGAAATAGCGCTTAAAGAGGTAGAGAAATGGGAAGACCAACAAAATACAACCCTCAATACCACGACCCTTGGATAACGGGATTGGCACGCAGAGGATATACGGCAGACGAGATTGCAGAAGACCTCGGTGTAGCCCCCTCGACACTCAAAAAGTGGCTCAAAGAAAACGAGGCGCTTGGTGAGGCGGTTAAGCATGCCCGTTCTGTTTCTGACACTGCAGTAGAAACATCGTTGTATAAACGTGCCACTGGTTATAAAATCACGAAAAGAAAGACAGTTATCACAACAGATAACAAAGGTAATCCTATGCCAGCAAGGATAGAGACAATAGAAGAAGAGATAGCGCCCGACACTACTGCGTGTATATTCTGGCTGAAAAACAGGGACCCTGAGAACTGGCGAGACCGTCAGGAGGTTGCTGTGTCTAACAACGAGTGGACGAAGGCATTGGAACAGGCTCTGAATGAGAAATAAAAAAGAGAATCAAGAGCTAATTAATCGGGCGTATCGTAAGTGGAGTGGAGAATGGAATTGCTTTGTTCGTGATGCTATGGACGCAAAGCTTGACCGTGAGCAGCAAGCAATTATAGATGCAGTACAATATGAGAGAATGGTAACAGTTGCAAGTGGTACATCGAGAGGAAAAGATTTCGTAGCTGCTTGCGCCTCTTTATGTTTCCTGTTTCTCACTCCCAGATTCGAGAACGGTATGCTGGTTGGTAATACCAAAATAGCTATGACTGCACCGACAGAACGTCAGGTACATAACATTATGACGCCTGAAGTCCGGAGGCTTTACAGAAAGATGATAAATAAATTCCCATTCCTTAATATAGGAAGAATGGTAGCTAACGACATTCGTACCAATTATGAGGAATGGTTTCTCACTGGGTTTAAAGCCGGTGATGATAATACGGAAGCATGGTCTGGATTTCACGCTGTGAATACCATGTTTGTTGTGACAGAAGCTTCAGGGATAGACGAAAAGGTGTTCAATGCTATTGAGGGTAACTTGCAGGGAAACAGCCGTCTGTTGTTGGTATTCAACCCTAACGTCTTATCTGGATATGCAGCCAAATCTATGAAGTCGGCACGTTTCAAGAAGTTCAGGCTGGATTCTCTCAATGCAGAGAATGTTATAAAGAAGAAGAATCTTATCCCCGGACAGGTAGATTATGATTGGGTGAAAGATAAGGTTGATAATTGGTGTAACAGAATATCTGAAGAAGATTTCGATGAAGGTGAAGGAGATTTCATTTTTGATGGTGTCATGTACCGTCCTAACGATCTGTTTCGGGTTAAAGTTCGGGGAATGTTCCCGAAAGTTAGTCAAGGAGCACTCATTCCTTATGAATGGATTGAGATTGCAAACAAAAGATGGCTCACACTTCAGGAGAAAGGTTTCAAGCCAAGAGTGCAGCCTAAAGTCGGCGTCGATGTTGCAGGCATGGGACGAGATTCCAGTGTCTTATGTCCCAGATATGATAATTATATACCGAAATTCATCACACATCAGTCTGGAGGAAAGGCAGACCACATGCACGTTGCCGGAATGGTTAGACAGATTATATTAGACGGTGATGCAAGAGCGTATATAGACACCATTGGAGAGGGGGCTGGCGTTTACTCCAGATTGCAGGAGCTTGGATATACTAATGCTATTTCATGCAAGTTCTCAGAGGGTGCGAACGGGTTAGTTGACAAGACAAAGCAATATCAGTTTGAGAATATGAGGGCTTATCTATATTGGAAGATGAGGGAATGGCTGGACCCGAAGAACGGATACCAGCCGGCAGTACCGCCAGACGATGAACTGACGGAAGAGCTTACAGCTGTAGAATGGAAATTCCAAAGCAACGGTAAGATAATAATTAAGCCAAAGGAGAAGATTAAAGACGAGATAAAACGCTCTCCAGATAAGATGGATGCACTTGCTAATACATATTATCCATACGATTATGTTGCAGGAACAGATGAAAAAATTTTGAGAGATTTCTTGTAAAATCAAAGAAAAGTTACTATCTTTGCAGCGTTTCTTATTTACATTGGGTGATGCCGCACTCCATTGCTCGCGGCTAACCCTTGTAGATGGTGCGCAGTTGGCTTGTGAAAGTCGGTTGCGCATTTTCCATTTTTACTCCCAATAAAAGTTAGTAAAAGTTAGGTGGCTCCAGCTAAAGTTAAACAAAGTTATGTTAGGCATTTTTCGGGCGCTACGTTTTGTTATATCGTTAAATCTCCCTACCTTTACCGATGTAAACAAGAAACATCAAAATTTTAAAATCAAAAGAGCAATGAAAAAAGTATTTGTTAAGGAAGCAGATTTTCCCAAGTTCTCAAAAGGAAAAGATGTTAAGAGTTATCCTAACCCATTCATTAAAGACGTGAACGGACAGAGTGTAGAAATTATTCCGACAGATGAGAGGATTGTGGTAAAAAAACTGACATTGGAAGAAAAGAACTGGTTGTGTGGAGTAAAGACAGATAAAGATGTAATAGAAATGTCTGTCACAGTTGGCGGTTGGTTTCCCACCGAACTTGTTTGTGGAACGATACCGATACACCTTGGTTACGGTATCATAAGAAGCCGATACAGTATGAATACTGACCTCGCACAAGAAACGGGCTGGCTGCAAAAGACAGAAATGTCTGGGTCAAGAACGAATATTTTTCTCTTATCGAAAAAAGACGCAGCAATCAAGAAGCTGCAAGCAGCAGGTTTTATAGTCATAGATAACACACAGAAGAAATGAATTTAGAAGAATTATTAAAGTGTAATGCCAGTTTTGACCAAAGACACGGTCTTGGCAATTACGAACTAAGGTTGGCACAGATGCACATCACAAATATCAATGCGAGCCAGAGTAGAAATAGTAGGCCATCCGTAGGTGACTTGGTTGAAGGAACTTATTACTCAAACACAGAGTATAGTTTTGGAATCGTAGTAGGTGTTTCAAAGGATGGTGGTGTAGTAGAGGTTTGCTACCACCCATATATTCCATTTATAGACAGCAATACAGAAAGTATTAGCCTAAGTGTAAGCGGAGGCCCGTTCACACACGTTCACGAAAGTTGTTTTGAACTGGTGAAAGATAAAGAACCGAGATTATTCTGTGACTGGGGAGAATGTGGACCATGTGGAGGAGGTGCCTTTAACTTCCCTGCCAATGTAAAACGATGGAAGCTTGTAGAAGCCCCACAGGTTTCTCGGGACGTGTGGGAAAACAATCATATCACCTACGATGTAACGGAGTCGCAGTTTTTCAAGGCTATACGAATTCCGTATATGGCAATGCCCGGAGATATGATAGAGATTCAACAGAAGAATGATGTTTGGATAAAGTCTGAGTATCTGGGTTATACAGCAGCAACTATTCAGAAGTTAGAGCATGAAAAAGTACAGAGTGAAAATCGTTGAGACTCTGAAAAGGGTCGTAGAAGTAGAAGCTAAAACATACGAAGAAGCAGAAGCGCAAGTCCTGAATATGTACCGGGCTTGTGGCATCGTTCTTGACAGTGGAGATTACTATGGGGCAGAGTTCGTACCAGATGGAGAAGAAAATAATGACTAAGACAGATAAGGCTGTTAGGTTACTGAATGATGGAGAGTTTGAAAAGGCTCTCAGTATCTTTCGGACATTCCGGATTGGATTCACCAAAGATGAAGTTCGCACAATGGAGATAGCGAGTGAAACGCTTTCCGGAAATGGTCGTATGTATGAGCAGATAGGAATCGATACTATGACAGAGGTAGAGAAAGCCAAAAGACTTCTTCAGAAAAGATACAATGTTACGAAAAGTTAGGTTGCTCCAGCTAAAGTTAAACAAAGTTAGGTTGGGTGTTTTTCTGAGAGTAGGTTTTGTTACATCGTAAAATCTCCATACCTTTACATCGTAAACAAGAAACATTAACTAAAATATTAAGAGCAATGAAGCAGTTCAAGATTAGAAGAGAGATTAAGAAGTTCAACAAGCAGGGACAGTTAGTAACCACAGAGAAGGGTGTTATTAAAACTCTCTCCACAGAGTCGGAAGCCAAGCTGTATATGGCTAATCTCCGTAACAGAGCCCACCGAAGCAGTAAGTTCTCCAAGGTCACTAATGGTACAAAGCAGTTCAGAGCCTACACTCAAGGAGGAGTTTACATCTACAAGATGTAATAAGCGAGTTAAAAAGGTATCGGTGCAGGGACTTCCATCCACCCTGCACCATCTATAAACAATGGTAAAGAAAAAACAAAAACAATGAAAGAGACATACATCATAGCAAGAGTAAGCAAGCAACTTGAAGGTATTGGAAAGTACAGACTTGCATTTTGGGCAGACTATCGTGTACGGATACATATTCCCCTAACCTCCATAATGGAAGATGCTATAAGTATTGCTAAACGTTTCGTAGAGGAATATAACCAGTTGAATAATACCTTTTACGGTGACGCTGCAAATCTCTTTGGTAGCGAGTATATGAAAGGACAGATGAATAGCGGTTGTGACATCCACCGTATTCCTCAGTCAGACGAATATCAGAGTCTCAGGGAAAAGGTGCTCGACATCAAGGAACAGGTGTTTAAGCGAGGTTTCAATGTGGAGTCTATTGAGTGTAGGCAGTTTTGGTCGGATGAAATGGTATTACAGTGGGAACTCGCTCTATTGCTCGACAATAAGGAGTTAAGCGAATATCGGGATTATCAATACCATCTTAATCAAGCAGACGCTTTAAGAGAGCAGGAAGAAGAAAAACGGGCAGAAAGAGCCTACGAAGAAATGTTGACCGGAAGGAGCTGGTAATGAGACAGAAGAAAATTCAGGTTACTATCTTATCTGGGTTACAGCTGGCAAGTTACTACTTTAACTGGGATTCGGTGTTACGAGAGAAATATGAGCAGAAAGATGCCGGTATTTGGCAGTCTGTAGGAGTATTTGAAGCTGATGACCCGAACGATAAAATTGCCAGAAGAGTTCTTGAAAGATACACAGAGAAGATTCTACTCAAACACAAGATAGGATTCAAGGTAAGTAGTGTAGATTATTTCATCAATAAAAAATAAACTATGGAGCATTCAAAAGTTTATGAGAACACAGGAAAGAAACTTGTTATCTTCAGTGATAACGGAGTTTACAGATTCACAGCAGTAAGGCGAGTTATAAGCGAGGTAGTGAACGGTATCACGAAATACTACGGTTCTCAATGGTATATAGAAACTCATCAAAGGTATGGGTCGGGGTTCGTTCCTGTAAAGTTTGATAACCTCTCCCATATCTTTAGAAAGAAAAAGGAGATTATAAATGCCCTTAGTAGGTCAGTACAGTTCAAACAAGCATACAAAGAATTAAAATCGAAATAGACAATGAAAAAGAGAGTTAAAGAAACGTGTGAGAATTGCAAGTTTTGGAAGTGCATGGGGTATCACTATTACGAATGCACAAGGTGTGATGAACCAAAGGGAAGAGGTGATTCCTGTAACCAGTTTGAGGAGGATTAGTTATGGAGAAAGAATTATCGACAATGATGAAGATGTTCTTTGAACTGAAAGAGAAACACCCAGATGCCCTACTATTATTCCGATGTGGTGATTTCTATGAGGCATACGAACAGGATGCCGTAGATGCAGCCAGTGTTCTCGGAATCCCCCTAAAGCATAGAAGTCACATAAACTGCAAAGATACGAGCCATGGAGCTATAACAGGATTTCCGCACCATGCTCTCGACATATACCTGCCGAAACTCGTTAGAGCAGGTATGAGAGTTGCAATCTGTGACCAGCTGGAAGGTCCAAAAGAATTTGTAAGTTTAAGGAAACGGAGTCAATAACTCCGATGGTGAATCAGTAAGGCTGTGCGCCCAGGTTCGAGCCTTGGGCACCAACAAACCTCTCATTAGGGTTAGGGAGAGTTATCCGCATTTTCGTCAGCACCTTTGAAGTTGCACTCTTCCACTAAACAACAACAGGAACTTGAAAGCGATGCGCGTCCAGACGCATAACTGGGACAAGGATAGTCTACACCACAAAGTCGAGGCAGTCAGGGACTAAAACTCACTGTAGTGCAAGCAACAGCCGAAGAGTAACATCGGGCGAAGAAGGAAAGCGCAATAATGGAAGGACGGAAACCGCAGTGATGCGTTTCATTGCTCGTAGTAGCAATATGTTTCTTGTACGAAAGTATTTGTCTTTCAATTAAATTTTGTTAAGTTTTAATTGTCTTTCAAATACTTTCGTTTTTTTTCGCTATCTTTGCAGAGTTATAACAATTTTGCGCAATGATATGAATATTAAAGAGATTTTAGAGCAGGACAGCATACCTGCCAAGATAGCGGCTTTGAAGGAAAAGTCTGTATCTGTTCCAGATTGGGGAGTCCTTAGAAAGATTTATGAGCCTAAAGGGCACTCCATTCTTGAAGATAAAGTCAACCGTGTTGACAAAGTAAGGTCTGACGGTACCATCGAAAGGGCATCCCGTATCTCAGTTGGTTTGGAGAAGCTGTTAGCCAAACGAGTCAATGAATTTACGTTCGCCATTCCTGTCAGACGAGTCTATTCAAACATAGGCGATAACAAGACGAGAAAGAACATTGCCAAGGCGATGGAGCTGATTTACAAGTATGCACGAATAAACACGGAGAACACTCAAAGAGGTCTTGCGTATTATGCCAGCTGTGAGATTCTGACTGTATGGTACACTGTTGAAAAGGCTCACAGTCTTTATGGATTCCCAGCCAACAAGAAGCTGAAATGCAAAACATTCTCCCCTATGAGCGGTGAGAAACTGTACCCGTTATTTGACGATTTCGGTGACTTGATTGCTGTGTCGTTTGAGTATGTCAGGAGAGTAAAGGATAAGGATGTCACGTTCTTTGAGACATACACGGCTGAAAAGCATTGCAAGTGGAAGAATGATACGGATAACGGCGGTTGGGTTGAGTGTACAAAGCCGGGCGGTGAGGATATTGAGATAATGAAGATACCTGCCATCTACTGCTACAGAAAAGAACCAATATATCAGGATTTGCCAGTTTTGCGTAAGGAAATAGAATATGCCCTGTCACGTAATAGTGATATTCTGTCCTATAACTCAGCACCGGTGCTGATGGTTGCCGGAAACATTCAGGGAGAGGAAAAGAAAGACGAGAGCAGGCGAGTTGTAAAGGTGACTAATGGAGGTAAGGTAGAATATGTTTCATGGAACCAATCGACAGAAGCCTTTACATATCATATTGACACTATGCTGAAGTTATTTTTCATGCAGGGGCAGATGCCTGATATATCGTTTGAGAATATGAAGAGCCTCGGAAACATAGGTTTTGATGCCAGAATGACTTTGTTAATGGACGCCCATCTGAAGATTGGTGACGAGAGCGGACCATGGATGGAGTTCTTAGACAGAGAAGTTAATGTTGTCAAGGCGTTCTTGAAAAAATTGCAGGTTTCTTGGGAAAAGGAAGTTGATAATGTTGATGTTGAAAATATCATCACCCCGTTTGTGCAGAATGACCGAAAGGGATTGATTGACACACTTACAAAGGCAAATGGAGGAAAGGCAGTAATGAGTCAGCTTGAAACCATCAGGGAGCTGGGAGAAAGCGATGATCCAGAAGCGACGTTGAAGCAGATTCAAGAAGAAGACGCAACATCATCATCAAGAACTATGGAGAGTATGTTTACAGCTGGGGCAGTATAATAATAATAAAATAGTATGAAAAAGTTTATAGCAAAGAAACTGGTTGCCCTTGGTATATGGATATGCCAAGAGGTAGGGAATATTCCGGAAATGGACGGATATGCAGCCGGAAAGATAGCGTTAGGTCTGTCTATCAAATATGTTGATGTTTACAACTATCAGAGGAAGACAAACAAAAAATGGAACGAATGTATTGGAGACCTTATCAAAGCCCGTAAGTCAAGGATTCGTGTGGAGATATGCAAGAAAATAGACCACCTAATTGAGTATAAGGTAAAAAAGGAGGGCAAAGACATCAATGTTCGTGGTGATGTGAAAGTTTATATTCCGTATGGCAAAAAGATTTGACCCTCCCAAAAATCAAGTTAAGAATATATGTGCAGACTGTGTGCACGTTGTAGAAGTAACAAGGTTTCACACTCTTAGCGTCTTGGGTAGGCCCACACTTGGAGAATGCCCGTATTGGAATATCTCAAGGTGTGTGTTGTTAAGACAAAAAGCTTGTGACAAATTCAAGAGAAAGATATGAATACAGTAATCAAAGAGTTCGATTGTGACATCTATCCTCGAAAATTATGGATTATTTGCGGTGATAAGGACGACGTAAAAGAACGGTTCCTGTCAACAGAAGACGAAGAGTTTGACGACAGTCTTTTTGAAGAAGCATTCGCCACAACACTGAATGCCATAGAACGTGATGGTAAGAGGTGGAAAGGTGTTGCTATCCATTATACTAAAGAATTAACCAAGGAGGGCGGTAGTGCTGTTGTTTCGACAATCTCACATGAGGCAGTTCATGCTGCCAATTTTATATTTAGAGACCTTGGAATTGAATACACGAGATCAGAAGATGAGCATTTTGCCTACCTTGTAGGATGGATAGCAAGAAAAAGCTGGAATGTCCTGCAAGAAATCATATACAAATAACTATGGCACGTCTGCGTACTCCAAATCAGAAGAAGAAATATGAAGCGTTGAAAGGTCGTCTGAATCAGTATTCGTACTTGGTTCAGACGGTTTACGATACCCTTAATGAAGAAGCAGCAAAGATAGCGGAGTCCACTGGCTATGATGGAGAACGTGAGTTTAAATGGAGTGACTATCCAGCTACGAAAAAGAGGATTGATGCTATTCAGCAGCGTTTCGTGAATGAAATTCAGGGAATTATTCATACCGGGACATCGAAGGAATGGAAAGAGAGTAATCTCGTTCAGGATTTGCTCGCAGGAAGAGTATTGAGATATTACGACGTAGTGGCACACGGTGACAAATACCAAAAACTATATTATCAGACAAACCTCGATGCGTTACAAGCATTCCAAGAGCGCGTAGAAAACGGAATGACCCTCTCCGACAGGGTTTGGAGTCAGGCGGTAGGGTATCGGAGAGAACTGGAGTGTGCCATATCTACGGGTGTAGAGAGAGGAATGAGTGCCGTTACACTCAGCAAGCGTATTAGCAAGTACCTGAAAGATTTCCCCACCCTACAGGCTGACTACAAGGAGAAGTATGGTAAGGTTGTTGACTGCCTGAACTGCGAGTATCGTAGTATGAGGCTTGCCAGGACTGAGATAAATATGGCTTATAGAGTAGCGGAGCAGAAAAGATGGAGTCAGCTTGACTTTGTTTTGGGATATGAGATAAAATTGTCAGGGTCGCATCCTGTTACAGATATTTGCGACTCACTAAAAGGTCGTTATCCCAAGGACTTCAAGTTTGTCGGATGGCACCCGAACTGCTATTGCTATTGCATACCCATACTAAAGACAGAAGAAGAGTTCTGGAGTGATGATGAAGTGACTGGAGTTGAGGAACCGCCCAAGAGTTTCGGTGAGTGGGTTAAGGATAATGAGGAAAGATTAAGCCAAGCTGCTGAGAGAGGAACATTGCCGTATTGGTACACGGATAATGAAGCATACGTAAAAGCAGCTAAGCCATTGAAGTATGCAATGACTTCCAAAGACTCTGAAATTTTGTCATATTATGGGTTTAACCGGATTTCTGCAAAGAGTTACAACAGCTCTGCCATGAACGGTTTTAACCTTGTAAGATTCAACACTGCCATTGAGCAAATAGGAGATGATTATGATATATATTGGAAGAAAAGGAGAGCTGATATCCTGTCAAATGGAAATGTTAGTCTTACTTTCAAAGGTGTTTACAAGAATGAGGAAGCAGTACTTGAGCGTACTTTCAGAATCTCTAAAAGTGGAAGTGTTGAAGTGATACATAATTTGTTTACTCTGCCAGAATGTCTGCAGGGGAAAGGTATAGCCAGACGTGTTACAAAGGCTCTGTTTGATGAGTATAAAGATGCTGGAATATCCAAAGTTAGAATAATGGCTAACATTGAATACGGGTCGTACTGTTGGGCAAAATATGGTTTTTTGGCAGAATCGAAAAAAGAAATTGAGAACATAACAAAGATAGCCTTGGAGATAAAAGACATCTCTAAAGCAGAATATGACTCAGCTATATCTATTATCAACACCTTCAAGGGTGACAAAGGTTTTCCTGTAAGAGAGTTAGCATACGAAGATTACGGGAAAAGGCTTCTTGTTGGATTAGATAAGGGTTGGGATGGGTATGTAGATATGAAAGATAAAAAAAATATTAATTATCTTTATAAATATATTGGTGAAAAGAATTAATTTAGTATATTTGCAGCATGGAAGAATTACATGATGAGTTTACAGAAAAAATGCACTCTGAGTTTACAGTTTCTAAGGAAACAGACATTTATCTCAGGGCAGGCGTCGTATGGGAAAGGCTGTCTCTTAATCCTCCAAGAAAAGACGTTGAGAAAATGTGCAAGGAGTACGGCATAACTTATGAAGATGCCATGAAATATAAGGATGAATGGCAGAACCTTATCGATGAAAGCATTGACAGAAACTTATTGTAATATTTTCCTGTATGTTTTAGTTTCTTCCATGTTTGTTTTAAATACATAAGAAAGCCCCATTTTCCCCCTCAAAAGTTAGTAAAAGTTAGGTGTTTTGTGTAAAAAGTTAAACAAGGTTATGTTAGGCATTTTTCGGGCGCTATGTTTTGTTATATCGTAAAATCTCCCTACCTTTACCGATGTAAACAAGAAACATTAAATTTTTAAATCAAAAGAGCAATGACACAACAAGAATTTCAGACAAGAGTTCAGATGACAGTTTCCTATAAGGAGTTCGATGCCATCAACGAGGTTTATATGAACAGCGATCTTGAAAAAGATGATTTCTGCAAGTCCTGGGTTAAGATGAACCAGTCAAGAGTAAACAAAGCAAAGGCTGAAGCCAAAGCACAAGCAGAGGAAGAGGCCCAAAGGGAAGCTCTCTACAACATCATCAACCAAGATTGGTCTTACAGCTACGAGTACAATGCAGATGAATGTTTTAATAAAAAGCAGAAGATCTTGCTCGATAAGGTAGGCATCGACATCGTAGAACGTAGGTTCTCGTTCCCATATCCCAAGGCGGTAAGTTCAGTAATCTACGAAATCAAGAAATATTTGGAAATTGCGTAATTAAGGTAACGGGGTGGCTAACCACCACCCCACAAGTAAATAAGAAACAGAGCAATGAACATTTTTACAGACAACCCAGATTTTTATCCGACCCCGGATGAAGTAATTGAGCAGATGATGCTCGGAGAGAACATTATAGGCAAGACTGTCTTGGAACCGTCGGCAGGAAAGGGCAACATCGTTGACTGGCTTAAACAGAACGGAGCCGGCGAAGTGATAGCCTGCGAGAAAGACCCTAATATCCGAAAGATGCTGAATGGCAAATGCGAGATAATAGCAGACGATTTTCTGACCGTAACAGCTGAGCAGGTAAGTCATGTTGACTACATCGTTATGAACCCACCCTTTTCTGTTGGTGCAAGGCATATACTCCATGCTTGGGAGATAGCCCCTGCTGGCTGTGTAATCATAGCTTTATGTAACAGCAGCAACATGGATACATGGAGAACTGAATGTAAAGCCTTGCAGGAGACAATAAAGCTGTACGGAAATTCTGAATATCTCGGTAATGTTTTCAAGTCCGCAGAGCGTCAGACGCAGGTGGAAGTGTCTTTAATCAAGCTGTATAAAGCTGGAGAAGGCGACAACGAATGGGACGGGTATTTCTTCTCCGAGGTGGACGAGGATGCGGCCAACCTCAATCAGACAGAGGGCATAATGAGCTACAATATTGTGCGTGACCTCGTGAACCGCTACATATCAGCAGTGAAGCTGTTCGATGACACCATGGTGGCTGCGAAGCGCATCAACGAGACTGCCGCATATAAAGACTACTATACAGACGAGAACGGAGAGCAGCACACGAAGAGCTACGGTTATCTGCCTATAAGGTTTGGAGCTATCAAAGGCAATGATAATCAGACAGAGGTTACTCACGACCAGTATAAGAAGGCACTGCAGAAATATTACTGGCATATCATCTTTGACAAGCTGAATATGCAAAAGTACGCCACCATGAAGCTGCGTGAGCAAATAAACAAATTTATCGAGACACAGCAGAACGTGCCGTTTACGATGGGGAATGTGTACCGTGTTATCGACATTGTAGTACAGACCACAGGGCAGCGAATGCAGAACGCCCTGCAAGAAGCCTTTGACCTCATTTGTTCGTTCTCCGCAGAGAACAGCACTGCCGGGGAGAAGTGGAAGACCAACGCAAACTATATGGTAAACAAAAAGTTTATTGTGCCGTTTATGTGTTCCTCATACGACTGGGACAAGAAGGGGCAATACCTTAAACTCAGTTACAGTTCCAACGAGAACAGGCTGGAGGACGTAAACAAGGCGCTGTGCTACATCATAGGGACAGACTATGAAAGCATCGGTAGCCTATCAAAAGCCATACGTGACAGCAATATTTTTTGGGAGAATGGTTTGAGTGGGGCTTCTTCCGCTGCAAGGGCTTCAAAAAGGGCACAATGCACTTTGAGTTTTTGGACGAAGATGTGTGGTTTAAGTTCAATTACGAGGTTGCCAAGTTGAGAGGCTGGAGCCTTCCAAAGAAAACAAAAGTAAAAAGATAAAGAAATGAAAAGAGAACAGATTGAAAAGGCGGCAGAATTATATACACAAGAAATAATTGACAGCAATACATTTGACGTGAATTATGAGGAAGATAATTACGATGCTGGGACACTGCATGCAACAAGTGAGGTTTGCCCGATGGCATTCTAAGCTGGTGCATCATGGCGCATAAACAGCGTGTGGCACGGTGTAGAAAAAGAACCGAAACGGGGCGTATGGATTCTTGTACAAATTGGGAATGATGACTTTGATACAACCATTATGGAAGCAGAAGACAATTGGGAGAAATTGAGCATGGTAATGAATATTAAGCGTTGGGCATACGTGTCTGACCTAATGCCCGACGGAAAGGAGGATAAGGACAGTAATTTTATCAAATTGAGAATAGTTCCCAACCTCAGTAGTAAGAAAAAATCTTATTTCATACAAACTCATAGATAAGGTTTTTCATTAGATGGTAGACGGTTAGGTTGACGCCTACCATCTTTTTTGCCTCCCCATTATAATTTTACTGGTATTTCAGAAAAGTATTTGTCTTTCAAATATAAATTTTGTTAAATATTTACCTATAATATTTGTCTTTCAAATACTTTTGATTAATTTTGCCACTGCGTATGACAGACGTGCGCAGAGAACTTACGAACATTGCTCTTGGGTTCGAAACGATAGTCTGCTGCATTCGTCAGTATGCGCAGACTATTTTTTTAAGTTTAACGTAAACCAAAAGCAAGATGAACAAACATTTTAAGCAAGTTCTCAGAGTGTTAAGAACGAAGGCGAAGGCGCTCGGTCTTAATTACAAGGAGTTAAAGGGTGTCGCTGCTAAAATTGCCGATAACCTCGAACTCGAAGATGATGCCTCCGAGGAGGACGTAAACAGTGCCATCGAAGATGCAGTAGATGATGCAATGTCGTTTCTCAGTGTAAGCCAGTCGGCTGCACAGCGTGCGATTGCCAATTACAAGGCAAAGCACAACATTCCCGATGATGACCCGGACGATGACGATGATTCCGACGACAACGACGATGATCCAGACGACGATGCCGAAAAGAAGAAGAAAAGGAAGGGTAAGCATCAGAAGAGAAAATCCAAATCAAATGACGATACGGACGATGGTGATGATGACACTCCAGGATGGGCAAAAAATCTTACAGACGCTATAGTGTCTTTAAGGAATAAGGTTTCAGCAATGGAAGATGGCAAAGTTTCTGAAGTACGTAGAGGCAAGTTGGAGGAACTGCTCAAAGACACTGGTAAATTCGGTGTTCGTAAGTTGAAGGAATTTGACAGAATAGCGAGCACGTTCAAGGATGATTCAGACTTCGACCAGTACCTCGATGAAGTTTCAGACGATTTGGACGATTACAATCAAGAACGGGCGGACTTAGGTCTGAGCAAGCTGGGACAGCCTGGTGCCGGCTCAACCAGCAAAGAGGACCATGACAAGCCCAAGGAATTAACCGACGAGCAGATTGAAGCTCTTGTAGCAGATCTGTAGTCACAAAACAAAGAACCATGTCAAAAGAGACTTACGGAAACAAAGAAAGCTTTGGATTTGGGAACGACCCGATTGTTATCAGGGTGTTTGGTAAGTCCATTGTCAACGGGCGAAAGCTCGATGTGAAAGACTACAAGGGTGAGTATATCCGAAAGGGGCAGCTCATTCTTCGTTCTACGGACGATACACACTCTATCCCCATGCCGGTAGATGATTCAGGTGAGAAGTATGGCTCCAAGCCTGATGGATACGAGTATGAGGGTGTTGCCAAGTCCACTGTGTCTGTAAAAGAGCCTTGGGTTGGAGTAATGTATGAGGGCGAGGTAAACGATGTTGCCAGTCCGTTCCCATTGAGCTCAGAGTTGAAAACAGCATTGAAGACAGCTCTCCCAGAGCTTGCTTTCAAGCATTCTTAATCATTTAAGGAAGTAGAATTATGGCTAAAAATAAATCTCTTTTTAAAAAGTACGTTGATTCTCTCTTTCCTGCTCTGCAGAAACTTGTGGAGAAAGTAAACGGAAAGCACAAAGACAACCGTACGTACCTGCACAAGGACACGAATATTCTGAGAAAGGAGTATAAGTCAGACAACAAATGGGAAGCTGCTGGTGTGAACACTACCTATATTGCAGCCGACTTCATGGCGTTTGATTCTCCTGTTGACATCAAGACACGTCCTACTCTCTCCAAGGCAAACGGCAAGCTGCCTAAGGCCGGTATCGGTCGAAGCCTTACTGAGTCCGCTCTTACAGACCTTCAGACGATGGAGACTCAGGGAGGTAACAATCAGCGTATAGCCCGTAAGATTGCTGACGATCTCGTTTTCTGCGACGTCGGTCTTGACGAGTTGTACGAATGGGCGTTCCTCTATGGACTCTGCTATGGATTCGTTGGTATGCCAGATATTGACAATCCTGAGAACATGATGGTGCTCGATTTCCGTTATCCGGAGAGTAACCAGTTTGGCACCGAGGTCAAGGGCAAGGTGTCAGGAGAGGACATTGAGCGTGTCATTGAGGCAATTAACGACAATCAGGACAGTCTCGATACTGTCTGGGTTTCAAAGTCACGACTGAAACAGATACGACAGTCGCGATGGGCTCAGGAACTTGTTGCCGATTATGATGATAAGGTGTACGACGACAGTACCACGCTGAAATCTCCATCCGAGAAGAAGTTCAAGCAGGTGTTTGAGGACGAATACGAGTGCAAGCTTCAGATTGTCAACAGAACCATTATCTTCGAGAAGAATGGAAACAAGATTAAGAAGAAGCCTTGGAGCAATGACCGTATTGTGTTCACCTGCAATGCGGCTATCGGAGCATTCGCTTACGGTCAGTTGGCAGAGAGCAGAAACCCTGTTGAAGGTGTGAATTACTCTCTGATTGACGACTACAAACTGATTTCCCGATACTCGACCAACGAGCCGTCACTGGTGGAGAAAACCACAGGTCAGTCTATAGCAGCCCCAATCATAGAGGATGTGGATCAGATTTACGTTCTCGACTGTTCTGTTGCTGCTGAGGTTGACATTGAGGCGGAAACGGATGACACGGGTGATGTCTATACCACCATTGCCGGTAAGAAATACGTTAAGGCAGATGTTGTAACTTCGTATAACTCACTTGGGAAGGACGCGCTTTCTACCACAATATCAGACGAAAAACTGATAGCTGCAATTAACGAGCTTAGCAAGAAGCAGAAGGAAAAGGTATTGGGCGGTGTAGTATACTTCCCGGTTGTTACTCCTAATGCCCTAACCTTTGGAGCCGCTGCTGATGAGGTTGGGAAAGTTGTAGAAGTTGACACCAACGACATAATCAACACTCCCACTGTAACCTCTTCGCAGTCTTGGATTACTCCAACCATTGCAGACGGCAATGTGACAGTAAAGGTGTCTGCTAACACCGGTGCAGAGCGTTCTGGAACCATCACAGTGACAGTTGGCGACAAGACAGCAACAATATCGGTTAAGCAGACAGAGACAGCGTAGTGAACCTTTTTCAACGATAAAAAATTAATTCATGAAGACAGTTAGACAAGCACTTTTAGATGCAGTACATTACCCGATTCCTGAAGGATTCGTAGATAACGTGCTTATCGAGCGTGATTTGGATGGTGAAACCACATACACCTCCCAAGTGTCGCAGACGACAAGCTATAAGGGTGCTATGGCTGACTGTCTTTGCTCTCTCGTCCAGGCTATCAATTTCTCCGAGTCAGATAAATCCATCGGGAACCTCACAGACAAACAGCGTGAGCTGATTCTGAAAAGGGCAAACAAGCTCTATGGAGATATTGGAGAGCCGACTGTTGACCTCGGAGAACCGACCGTTTACTTTGGAGTTTAGAATATGGCTGTACTGAAACTATATCCTCACACCCTATCCTACCAGCAGAAAACAGAAGGATACAAGGATGACAACGGTGACTATCATAAGGGTGGCACCGAGTGGGTTGAGAACTATAAAAAGTGTGATGCCGTCCCGGCAGGCAAAGAGGACGTTATCACATACGAAGATGGCACCCAATCGTCATACAGCTATGTTGTATATCTCGGCAAGGATTGCAGGGAGTTCCACAGAAACGACCTTGTGAGGATAAACTTTTTCGGAAATAAGCCGGGAACAGAGTTCTCAGTTAAGGGATTCCACCGTTATCAGCACCAGTGCAAGCTATGGATATAAAATGCACCACACCTTTACAAGCTGTTAATGTTTTCTGGGACAGGGCAGCTGAGATAATGCGTGAAGAGATTGTCCGGGCATTTTCGTATCTCGGTGAGAAGTCAATAGAAAAAGCCAGAGACCGTGATGAGGTTGACAGCTGGTTTGACCACACTGGGAATCTCCGAAGTTCTATCGGATACTCGGTATATGAGCACGGTAAGAAACTTATTGAGTCGGCGTTTACCCCTATCAAAGGAGGCACCTTGGGGAAGAGCGAGGGACAGAAAATGGTCGAAGAGTTAGCATCTAACTACTCCAGTACATACGCACTTGTAGTAGTAGCTGCCATGAGTTATGCGGATTACGTTGAAGCCTGTAAGAACAAAGATGTGTTAGCATCGACAGAGATTTGGGCGAAGTCAAAAGTTGATGATTACCTGAAGAAAGCCGTAGAACGCGCTACAAAGCGCATAAATGCTATAAAGATATGAAATCTGACATTGACATCAAAGATGAAATTTTCCAAATGCTGAAAGGCACGGAACTGGAGTCTGAGGTTTCGGGGGAATTGTGTAAGACACGACGCCCCAAGAACTCAAAGCTGGAGGACATTGTTATAGCAGTTGTGGCTAATGAGGGTACTGAGAGACAGGAGGCAGTTGTAAATGTGAACGTGTATGTTGAGGACAACATCATAGACGGTCAACCTGAAGAGGACACAATACGCTGCCGTGAGATTTCAAACATCTGTAAGTCGGTGATTAAGGAGTGTCATATCAACGGGGCATGGATAAGACCCTCGCCTCCACGTATATTTGAGGCGCAGGACATTCCTTGGCACATCGTACATAACAAAATCAAGTATCAATTTCAAAACTATTAGGTTATGATTATATCTTGGGGAAAACCAACGATTACAGTTACTGCTATTGCAAATACTGGTGCCACTGGAGGCGGCACGTTTCCTACGCCAGTAGAGGATTCCTCTGAGCTCACCACTGAGAAGGGTGACAAGATGGAAGCCAAAATTGAGGGAGGTGAGAATGAGGCTGTAAAGTATAAAGCCGGCAAGTATTCTTTCGTATGTAAGATTCGATTCGGAAAGGGTCGTAAGATGCCTATTGCCGGTACAGACGGAGTTGTGCCGGGAGAATGGACTCTGAAACTTGAAGCAGAGGAAGAAGGAGCACCAGGATTCACAATGAACAGATGTGCTTGCTCTTATGAGGACAATTGGACCTCAGCTGATGGTGGTATTCGCACCTACACATTCGATTCGATAAAGCCTGAGACAGGAAACCAGCTGGATTGGGACGGAGAAAATGACACTGTTGCCGGTGGTGGCGGTTCATAATCCTTTTATAAACCTTACGCCCTCTCAGGTTAAGCAGAGGGCATTTTTGAATATTGCGGAGCAGAGCAGATGGTCGCTCGCTTGTCGACGAGATGAGAGGACGTAAAAAACGGTTCGATTCCTACCTCCGCAGCTAAAACGGAATGCGCTATGAAAGAGCTTGACGAAAAGAAACAGATGGAAATGAATTTGGCGGACACCATCATTGACAGACCTCATGGCTTCAGTGTTGGCGGTCGTCATTTTTATCTGTACCCGGTTCCCCTTGGTAAGATGTATTTGTTGAGCAGGCTCATCGATGAACTGGAGCTGAACACAGAAACCATCAAGGTGAACCCATACATTGAGACGCTGAGAATTGCTACACAGTGTAAGGAGCTCTGTAGTCGCATCCTCACCTACCACACCATTCACACTAAGGCAAAGATATTCGACAACGAGTTTGTAGAAAAACGGACACAGTGGTTTGTTGACAATCTGAGCACTGAAGACCTTGCTACTCTCATGGTGATAGTGCTCACGTCAGACAAGACTGAAATCTTCATGAAGTTTCTCCAGATTGACAAAGAGCAGGAAAGGATGAAACGTGTCATGGATGTCAAAGACAGCAAATGCACTTTCAATTTTGGAGGGCTGTCAGTTTACGGAACCCTCATTGATGCAGCATGTGAGAGGTACCACTGGACTTTTGACTATGTGATGTGGGAAATCTCATACACAAATCTCAAACTCATGTTAGCAGATGCACAGAAGCAGGTATATCTGTCGGAGGAAGAAAGAAAGAGAGTCAAAGGTGTTTCCAGCGACCGGAATAGAATCAAGGCGTCAGACAAGGAAATGGCTTGGGCAGCAATCAGGTCACAGAAATGGGATTGACAAGAACAATAAAATGGGGAAAGGGATGAGAGGTATATGCCCCAGTTTTCGGACTCCTAAAAAACGTAAGGAAATAAAAAGAGCAACAGCATGGCAGGAATCAAGTTTGACATCACCGGCGACAACAGCAATCTTCTTCGCTCTCTGGAGGGGGCGAGGAATGGAGTGACGAGAGTTGCAAGCGACATAGAAAAGAGCGGACTCGGTATAGAGGAAGTTTTCAAGAGAGTTGCTGCAACTGCCGGTATTGCGTTTAGTGTTGCTCAGGCTAAGAATTTCGTTGCAGAGATAGCTCGTGTCCGTGGAGACTTCCAGCAGATTGAAATTGCGTTGACGACCATGTTGGGAAGCACAGAAAAGTCGAGTGCGTTGATAGGTCAACTTGTCAAGACCGCTGCCATCACTCCATTCGATATGAAAGGAATTGTTGATGGAGCAAAGCAGTTGCTTGCCTATGGTGTAGCTGCCGAAAATGTGAATAATGTCCTTGTTCATCTTGGAGACATAGCTGCCGGACTATCGCTGCCGCTCAATGATTTGGTTTACCTATATGGAACCACCATGACGCAGGGCAGAATGTTTACTGAAGACTATAAACAGTTCATGGGCCGTGGTATTCCACTTGCTGACGAGCTTGCAAAACAGTTTGGTGTTACAAAAGATAAGGTTGGTGAACTCGTAACAGCTGGAAAGGTAGGTGCAGAAGAGTTCAACAATGCCATCATGTCTATGTCCTCAAAGGGTGGAAAGTTCGGTGGATTGATGGAAGAACAGTCAAAGTCTATCACGGGACAAATTTCTAACATAGAAGATGCGATATCCATGATGTTCAACAACATCGGAAAGCAGCAGGAAGGAACTATCAACAGTGCGCTTGATGTTGTATCAAGTCTCGTTGAGAACTACGAGACTGTAGGAAAGGTGTTGGCCGGACTGATTGTTACTTATGGTACATACCGTACAGCTGTTATGGTTCTTGCAGCCGCACAAAACTTGCAGGCAGCCGGTGTATCAGCTCTGACAGCAAGAGAGGTAATCCACCTTGGATGGATTAAGGCTACAACGGTGGCACAGAAAGCCCTTAATGCCACAATGCTTACTAATCCTTACGTTTTGCTCGCAACAGCCATTGGCGGACTTGTAGCAGTCATGGTTACTATGAAAGATGAGCAGGACATGATAAATGACAGTCTTGAAGAGTATGAGAACCAGAAACAAAGGACTATAGAAAAAGAAGAGAAGCATCGTGCAGAGATTGAAAAGCTTATGTCGATAGCGCAGGATGAGTCCTTATCTACGGAAAACAGACGTGTTGCTTTAGTGAAACTGGAGCAACAGTACCCAAGCATATTTGCCAAGTATGATACGCAGTACGAGAAGTTGGTTCATATCAGGGACATAAATCGAGAGATTGCGGAACTTGAAGGGCGTGAGTCCATAAAGAACTCACAAAACGAATTGTTCTCTGTGAATAAGAGAATTAATGAACTCAGAAAAAAAGGAGAAGCGACATACAAAACTCAGACCTTGCAGTCCGGCTTAGCCATGACAGTGCAGACTGGAGGAAGAACTGCCAAGGAAAATGCTGAGTTTAAGGCTTTGCTGCAGAAGCAGAGAGAACTAAACAAAGAAATCTCAAAAAATGAGACAAGTGACTATTTGGCAAATCTCACAGGTATCAGCAACAAGGATTTGCAGAGAGAGATAGACAATAGGCGGAATCTCCTTGCCCGTATGGATTTGGATAACAAAAAATACGGAGAAATTACGAGGGGAGGTGGAAAAGGTGTTTTCTCTCAAAAAGAGATTGAGGGGCAAATAGGCATACTTACCGCTGAGCAGAATAGACGTAACGAAAAAAAGAGCACTCCATCATCGATAAAATCTTCTTTGCTGAAAGATTTGAATGATGCAAAAAAGGCGCTTGCAGATTTTGACAAGTCGAGTTCAAAATATACAATATCTGAAGCAGAAGACAAGCGGAAGAAATTGAAAGACGCTGTAGATGATGCAGAAAAGAAATACAAGGAGTTTGGCGGTAGTGTTGACAAAAAGACATCCTCCACTAAGACAGATAACGACCGTAAGCATGCCAGGGAACAGCTTACCAAGGATTTGGAGAAAATAGAGCAACAGCATGCAGACAATGAAATAAGCATACAAGAAGAGAGCACCGAAAAGAAATTGGCTGCTATCAAAAACGAGTATGACAAGACCATAGCAGAGATTAACCGCAAGGAAAAGGAGTTTCAGGAGAACAACAAGAAGGCTGGAACCACCGGACTGAATCAGAACGGTCTTACAGATAGACAAGAAAATGCTCTGCAGGCTCTAAGAGACGATGCTGCAAAGACGCAGGACAAACAGACGCAGGAGATATACCGCTCTGAGATTGAATCAATGCGTAGTTATCTGCAGGAGTATGGAACCTATCAGCAGCAGAAGCTCGCCATTGCACAAGAATATGCTGAGAAGATAGCTAAGGCGCAGAATGAGGGCGAAAGGCTTACACTTGAAAAACAGCGTGACAAAGCGATGCGTGACAAAGCAGACGAGCAGGTGATAAGCAAGGTTGACTGGGTAGCCGCTTTCGGAAATCTCGGAACAGCCTTTGAGAGTGTGATTAAAGACACTCTCGCAGAGCTGAACGCATACATACAGACAGACGAGTTCCGCAGCAGAAGCGCAGAGGACAAGCAAACGATACTCGACGCTCAGAAGAATTTGCAGGGGAAAGTGTCAAATGATGCCACTTTCGAGAAGCTGAACAAACAGATAGAGGCATACAGGGTGAACGTTCAAACCCTGTCAATGGCAGAGAAAGTTCACCAATCTGCAATAAACGACCTTACGGCAGCAGAACAGCAAAGGGACAGCATCACAGACAAGAACAGCAAGGAATATGTCGATGCAAGTAAAAAAGTGGTAAACGCTCAGAAGGAAGTAGAGCGTACTGCCGGACTTGTAACGACTGCAGGCGATTCTGTTGCAGAAGCACAAGGTAGAGTGTCGAGCACAGCAGTGCAGTTACAAGGGAACTTGGAAAAGATGTCACAGGGAATAAGTCAGCTATCAAACGGAACGCTGGCCGGGACTGTTAGCGGTTTGGAAAACCTCATCAAAAGTTTTGGCGGTTCAACTGCTGCAATCGACAAGTTTAAAGACCTCCTCAAAACCGGACTGAGTGCAATTTTCGGCGAGCAGGTAGGTGGCATGATGGCAGAGAGCCTTGATATTGTCGAAGGTGTCCTTACTGGCGACATGACGGAAGCGGTTGTGTCGGGAGTGCTCGGAATGGTGGATAACATCTTAGAGGGCATCTTGAAAGGTGGTATCATCACAAAGCCCGTACAGGCACTTGTAAGCGGTCTTGGAAGCATTGCCAACACAATTACATTCGGAGGATTTAATTCCTTGTTTGACACGAGCAACGCCAAGGAGGTTGCGGAGACCACAGAGCGACTGACAAGAGAAAATGAGCGTTTGCGTTCATCAGTTGACAACCTCAAAAATGAAATGGCGAACCAAGGAGGTAAGAGAGCCTTTGACACATACAATGCTGCAGTAAAGAACCAGGAGAGGGTTTACAACAACCAAATGGAGGTTTTGAAGGCACAGATGGGATATCACGGTTCCCATCACTCCAACTCCTACTACTGGGGATTGAGGAAAAATGAGTACTCACAGCTTAACGCCCTCCTTGCCGAATATGCTAACAAGAACCCAGACGATAAGAATGCAAAGCAGAAGTCGGTCAGCTCACTAAACGACATCTATAAGCTGACGCCAGAGCAGATGGCATACATCAGGACCTACAATGTGGATTTGTGGAACACTATGCTGTCACAGGGTAAGTACGACAAGAGCGAGTACTGGGATGCTTACGCCGACCTTGCCGGTGAAATGAAAGAGATTAGCGAGTCATTCAAGGAATCCCTCACCCAGATGTCCTTTGACAGTCTGAAGAGTAACTTTGCAAGTTCTCTTATGGATATGACGAAGGACGTTGACGATTTTAAGAATGACATGAGCAAGAAGTTGGCAGAGTCTGTATTAAATGCCAAGATTAGTGACCTGCTTGAAGATGAACTGCGTGCGTTCTACGATGATTGGGCGAACCGGTCTAAAGACGGTCTTTCTGATGCTGATGTGAGCGCATTGCAGGAACAATACCAGGCACTCGTCCAAAAGGGTTTTGAAATACGTGACGAAGCAGCCAAGATAACGGGGTATGATACAAGCAGCACATACAAGCAGGAAGCAAGCTCCAAAGGGTATGCTGCAGCTTCACAAGATGAGGTTGGAGAACTTAACGGACGATTCACGGCCGTACAGATAGCCAGTGAGAAGGTGGCAGAGAATATGATTTCTGTAGTAGCCCTCATGACGTCGTTCTCTTCTTCAATGACTACCAACAACGAGACGCTGGTCGAGATAAGAAATCTTATCATCATCGGGAACAGCTACCTTGAAGATGTAGCCAAGTACAGCAAGAATATATACCGTAGCTTCGGTGAAAAGATAGACAAACTAATAGAGCAGACGAAATGACAGGAGATTTGTTCATAAACGGGAAAGACGCATACCTATGGTATGGTGCATCTTTGGAAGAAACAGGCTTGGGAGCTCTCATGGCTCCTCCACCTATGAAGGAATCTGTGAGCAACAAGTTTAGGTTGAATCACGGAAAGACTGTAATGAATAAGAATCCCAGAATGGACGAGCGTGATATAACGCTTGCCCTGCATATCACTGCATATACAGAAACGCAGTTCTTTGAGCGTTACAATGCCTTTGTTGATGTGTTGAAGCAAGGGAAATTAATGATTTCCACCAAGTATCAGCAGGGAGTGTATTATCGTTGCAACTACGTTTCATGCACCCAGTTCAGCCAGTTTATGCGTGGAATAGCGAAATTCTCACTGAAACTGAATGAGCCGGACCCAAGCAACAGAGGTGAAATAGATATTTACGAATAGATATGTCAGAAAAGAAATTGGTTATAAAACGAGGTACGCAGACAATAATACAGTTTGCAGAGTTTCCTGAAGGTTCTATCAGGTCCGCGTTGCTTATGGATCACGACTACATAAAGGTTCCATTCAGCACCGCAGAGCCTATATACTTCAAGATGGGAGACTTTGCAGACATTCTTGTTGACTGGGAAATCGGCGGCCAATTTACGAAACTCAATGCCGGAAGGTTTGAAGTTACTGACATTGTAAGACCTAAGTATAACGATAACACTGGCGGTTACGACTATGAGCTGCAGATGGATAATCAGTACTGGAAATGGAAGAACAAAAAAATGAAGTTCTTTCCTGATTCCGGTTCTCCTGAGTTGTCGTTTAAACTTACAGCCAGCATAGAAGTTCATTTCGGGGTGTTCCTCGATAACCTTGAAGCCCTTGCTAAGGTTGACAGTACTTATCTGTATAACGGGAAGACTGCCTACACCGTCGTTATTGACGATACCGTAGATACGAGTAAGGCGGTCTTGATTGAATATGATAACATTTCCCTTATCGAGGTGTTAAACATGTATGCTGAGAAATGGGAATGCGAGTGGTGGATTGTAGATAATGTTATCCATTTCGGCAAATGTGAAATGACAGGTCAGGCAACAATCTTTGCAACTGGGGCAAATGTTGTCACAATGAGTCAGTCAGACAGCAAGACTGAATACGCCACACGGTTGTATGTGTTCGGTTCGGAGAGGAATCTGCCAGCCAATTACAGAGAGCGTGACACCATGCCTACGGTTAATGGTATCGTTCAACGTAGATTAATGCTGCCGGTTGGTACTCCATATATCCAAGATGAAGAAATACACAGCGAGCACGAAGCCGTAGATGCTGTAGTGGTGTTTGATGAAATCTCTCCAAAGGTTGATTGCGAGGTTGGAAATGTAAGCAGCTATGACGATTCTGTGGAGGAAGAAGATGGAACAACGACCACACAGACGTTTTATCGTGTTAATGATACCAGCGGATTCTTGGAAAAGTTCACTGAGGACATGATTCTTGAAGGTGAAACCTTGAAAATCAAGTTTGAGTCCGGCTCCATGAACGGAATGGAATTTGATTGCCAGCTTGTTGACAATGATGCCATCCTCGGAAAATGCTTTGAGGTTGTTATGAACGAGAACTACGGCCGTAAGCTCCCGGATAAGGATTTACACCCGAAGGCTGGTGACAAGTACGTTATCTTCAACTGGGACAGCACAAAGATAGCAGAGCTCGGACTGGTAGATAAGGCAGAAAAGGAGTTGTTAGATGCTGGTAACAAGTATCTCGAAAAGTCAAAGATTGACCCCAGTACCTACACCTGTACGATGTACTCCGAATGGATAGAAAACAAGGGAACAATGCGTTCCTTTGATTTAGGTGACAAAGTGGAGTTGATAGATAGAACATTTTTCCCAATCAGCCGTGTTTCAAGAATTATCGGTTATGAGTGGTGTCTTGACATACCCTACGATAGTCCCCAATACATTGTTGGAGAAAAGGTATCAACGGGCAGAATTGGCACGTTAGAGGGTAAAATCGATGCTATTACACTCGGAGGTAACTTGTACTACAATAACTTCACGGGCGGATCTGGAAGCTCGGTTTACATTTTAACGACAAACGATATAGCAGCGCCGACAGAACGAAATGTATTCTCATCACTCCGTTCGCTGAACTCATTCCTGCGTAAGGATAGGGATGACATTGCCAGTGGCAGGATAACATTCAAGAAACAGTCCCAGCATGATGACGGAGCCCAGTTCGGAAAGAGCTTTGTCCCCGGACTTATTGGCACAGGAGGAAGGATAGACGGTGCCGGTTACGGAGAGCTGAGAGGACTCAGACTGTGGGAATGGCTGGAAGTGCCTGAGATACGTTTCAACCGTGTTCAGTACGTTCTCGGACTTGGCATCAGGGCAAAGGGCGGTGGAATCATCGAGGACGTTGTTATCGACACTACTATAGACTCAGAAGGAAACACCGTCAACGCAATGACAGGTGCCATCTACCTCAAACTGGAAGATGGCGAGTACGGAGCAGTAGATGTCGATGATATGCACATGGGACTGTGGCACGACATGGGAGGTGGAAACGCAACGGCTCCAAAGGACGACCACAAGGGAACGTATGAAATGCGCGGTTTCAAGACCACCTATTTCCGTGTTACCGACATTCCATCAACAGACCCAGAGGGAAACGACAACAGCGACCAGCACTATTTCAGATATGCCCTCAGACCTCTGTCAGACGGAGGCAACGGAGTACACCCATACGCTATGATGCACTTCGGACTCCGCGGCAACTTCACCAAGAAGGACAGGCAGAACTTCGTATATGAGACCACGGAGTATGAAATGAAGCTTACTGGTGTCAACACATGGACGTTCCAAGACAGCAACATCTACTACATCAGTGGTATTCTCGATGGCTTCACTATGGAGCAGGTAGGTGACGATGGAAACACCTACATCAAGCATTTTGAGGGGTACGGCTCTGTTCTCGGCAATGCCTACATCTACGGCACAATAGATAGGTTTGAGCGTGCAGCTGTCACTATGGAGATAGACACACAGGGAATGAGAGACCTCGCATTTGGAGAGTCTGTACTAATGACATGCAGGCTAAAGAAGGCAGGATTTGACGTGACAAGCAGGGTTACACGTTGGGAGATAAGCAGAGACACTGGAGACCCAGCGGAAGATGCAGCGTGGGCGCTCAAACCGAAGGTCAAGGCTTTCAACGGAAGTATGATGCTCTCATTCACAGAGACTGACAATGATTTGAGTATGAAGATACCTGTAACAGTCTTCACCATAAAGGCATATCAGGACGAAACACAGATTGCCGAAGCAGTATTATCAATTTAATAAATTCACACGATGGAAAAGAAAGTAGAATTTTTGCGAAGAATCAGCGACTCGCTCAGAGGTTGGACCAACAGCAACCCGATTGTAAAGCAAGGTAACATCATCTGCGTTTCAACCAAGGACGATGATGTGTATGATATTGTTTTTATGTCTGACGGAAAGAATACTTTTCTCCAGCAGCTCGACAACTGGAAGAAAGGTATATCCACAGACGGTCAGGGACTGACAGATGCTGAGCGTGAGCATCTGAACGCAGCTCTCACAAAGAACGATTTAGGTGAGATAGAAGAAACCTTGAAGGACTTGGTTGCACTCGTCGACGGAAACACAGACGGAATCATCAACAAGTTCAACGAGATTGTTGCGTTCCTTGCAGGCATAGCAGACAGCTCCACACTCGATGGCATTGTTAGCGGTATATCATCACAGATTTCTGCTCTCTCGTCACGCATAGACGATGTAGAGGCGAAGATACCCACCACCTATGCCTTTGACAAGATGGAGAAGTTAGTTGTTGGAGGTAAGACCTACACCGTCAAGCAAATTCTTACCAGCCTTGTTCCATTGCTTGATGAGACAGTCGTAGTAGTAAACCAGTAATATGCTATGGAGATAACAAGACAGAGACTTCGCAAGGTGTTCGCTCCGCTAACGGCAGCTGTATCTATGAGGGTGCTGACAAGTGGCAGTCCCCTCACACAGGTATATTCAGCCGAATCCAAGACGTATGAGCCTAACCGTGCGCTTACACCAACGGTCATAGTCCCAGAGGTGACACTGACCACTACAGACCAGTCGCTGGAGAGTCCCTATGGAAACTCTATGCTTGCTGGTATGAAGTGGTATGCCAATGGTGTTGACATATCCACCTTAGATGAATTCAAGGGAAAGTACACCATACTCACTGCAGGAGCAACGAGGGGTGGACTGCAGCTCACTCTTAACGTGCCTACAGAAAAGCAGTACGCCATGCACTTTGAGGGTGTCATTGCAGATGCAAGAACAGGAGACAATATCCCCATCAAGTCTGATACTGTTATCCTCAGCACGTCAGACAAGGCAGAATCTACGTTCTCGCTTTCGTCCATCGAAGACCCTATCCTCAGATACATAGCAGTGAAGGACAAACTTCTGTTGTACGAGCATAAGCTGTCACACAACTACATAGGAGGAAGTGCGTCAGAGCTTGCAGCAGCCAAGGCAGATGAAAACTCATATATCAGACGTGTGCCCCTCGCACTCTATGAAGGACCGACACAGAGAACAGACTACACTGTCAAGCTGTATAGGATTGCAGCAGACAAGACACTGACTGAGATAACATCGTCAGACATTTGCGAGGTTAGAAGCATCGCCAAGGACGGAATCACTCTCGATCTTCGTATGGTTGCCAAGAGTGACTACCTTGTTAAGGCATTTGTTGACGGAAAGGAAGTAACACAGTTCCAGTTCTCAGTGAACCGGCTCTATCCGAACTATACAGTGCGCTCCAGCAACGGTACAGACATCGCCCCTACAGACACTACCAGATACGACAAGGCAATGGTAGACTGCGAGGGTAACATCGTAGAATGCCCTGGGTTATCTATCTACCTGTTGTGGAAGACAGTCTCAATGGCAGGCAAGGTAGTAGCGCACAATGAGGGTGAAGCCACTCTGTACAGCCTTGCATCTACAGGCATCGGCAACACCTACGAGAATGACCAGATAGACCAGTACATCGAGACTGAATACAAGGACATCTACAAGGTGGCTGTCAACGAGGACGGTAAGTTACTCACAAACGAGGACGGTAAAATCTTAATCTGTAACTGATATGAAGTATATACTATGCCCTATCACCAAGGCTGTAGATAACGGCTTTAGCAAGATTGGAAGAATATCCAACGGCAAAGAAATGTTTCTCAACGAGAAGGAAGTACTTAACGCTCCAGCTCTCACTGGTACACTTGAAGAGAGAGCAGATACCCTCGGCGGTATGGTTCTCACAGACACGGAAGCAATGAAACTAAAAAATATAGATAAATCATGGAAAGTTTAAGCGCACAAGGAAGTATATCCATCAGACGTGTTAGGAACGGTGATACTCTGTTCCTCTCATTCACAACCAACACAGCGTTGTTCCAAGGTGTTGACAGTGCCACTGGAGCCATCAGCCCAGACTGGACTGTAGCAGCCAATCAGCCTGTTATCACTCCAGAAGTCAATTCCGCTAAGGGCAATCCTGTTACTTTGTCGTATCATTCGTGGAAATACCTCGGCACCACCCTATCGTTCACAGGTGCAACAGTAGGTGATTTCGTAAAGGATTCCACAGGCAAGTTTGCCATCAACCCGACGACCGGAGCACTGAAAATCATCACCAACCTTGCAAGCAAGAGCAACTTTGCCAGCGACTTGCTTGAATACCAGTGTGTAGCCACCCTTGACGGTGTAGAGTACAACCTATCCAAGTCCATAGAGGTGATGATTACCCAGTTCGGTGCATCGTCTTATGTGGGATTGCTCACAGCCACTACAGAGCAGCTGACAGCTACGAAAGTGAACACCACCATCACAGCAGAGCTTCGTCAGGCTAAGGACGTTGTTCCCTTTTACCCGAAATGGTACAAAGGCAGCTTGTCAACACCGTGGGCAGGAGAGGACGGCAACAAGAGTCCTGTAGCCACCAGAGAAGACGTAGACGGCACAACGCTGTTTATCTGCGAGTTCTACAAGACAAGTACAGATACCACACCAGTGTTCCGTGCCGGAATAAGAATCATTGACACGCTCGATGATTTTCAGGTCGTTTTCGGCATCACCTCCACCAACAAGACAGTTGACGTAAACCAGCCTGTCACTGTCACTGGTCGTGTAGTGAATATGCGTACCAATGCAGAGGTCACGGCAGACGGAACTTGGAACCTGCACGTTATGAACACAAAAGACTGGAGCACCATCAGAAGCACCAGCGGTTTGAAGTCCAAGGGTGGAAATGTTATCACCATATCCACAGCAGACACAGACAGAAACGGTGAGTTCAACGATGTAGAGGTTGTTGGAGACGTTACATGGAACGAATAAACATTCAGTATTAATTCATAAAACAAATAATTATGGCAGATGTTTTTAATTTAGGTAATGCGCCATCTGTCAACTCTATGTTACAGGGTAACTCTATAATGGTAGAGATTGACGGAGCAATCAGACGCATCACGCTTGATGACTTCATGTCAGCTATTCAGACAGGAAGTCTCGACATCAAGCAGTACGGTTGGGGGGTTCCCCTCAAACAGAATCAGTCCTCGCAGAACTGGGGACGTGTCGGAAACACAGCTATGTGGGATGCCTTCAAGAACGAGGTTGGCAGATACCAGCTATCCCTTGATGGTACGAAGATGGCAAAGTTGTCTAAGACCAACTCAGCATACTTTGCTGATGGTACTGCAGTAGACGATACCAAGGGTAACATCATGGTTAGCGGTCCACGTCTGTACTACGATGTAAGAGTAGATGCCACTACAGGAATACCAGTACTGTGGGGCTCGTTCAATCCAATCTCTAAACATTACGTTGATGCACCGCTCGATGCAGCCTACTGGGGATTCGTTGAGAACGGCAAGCTACGTTCTGTAAGTGACAAGGTTGCCACACGTTCACAGCAAATCAGACAGTTCTGGAATCTCGCTCACGCTAACGGAAATGGTTACGGTCTAAGTGACTATGAGCGTATGATTAAGTACTGCTTTATGCTCAACCTGTTTGAGTACGGCAATCCAAATGTTCAGGAGAATATCGGTTATGGCTGCTGCGGTGACGGTAACACATGGGATGCTGTAAACAACACAGTAAAGACTGGAGCCACATCTGTTCTCGGTGATTCATGCGGAGCTATAGACATATCATCACTTGCAGGTAACGCAAAGTCGTGCCGTGTGTCACTTTTCGGTTTTGAGGACTTGTGGGGATTGTACTGGAATATGGTTCAGGGAATCTACTTCGGCAACTCCACTAACGATGCACAGGACGGAAGTGAGGTCTTTGTTTACAAGGGTAACAGAATGCCTACAGATGAGGAGCTTGCTACACACCCGAATGGTGATTACCGTCAGTTCACACGTCTTACAACAGGTAACGGAAACTACATTCAGGAAATGATTTTCGGAGACTTTATGGATATTCTTCCGAAGAAGCTTGGAGGTGGCAGCGGTTCATACCTTGGTGATGCGTGGTGGGCGAACACTACAGGACAGTTGTGCCTTTGGGGTGGC